CTTGCAGCGATTACCGTGCTGTCCATCCCCCCGCGAGCAGGGTCAACCCCGATAACAATGGGCGCCGACGTGTCCTTGTACGCCTTACGCTTCATTGCGTCGTCCACGGTAACAGGCGAAATAAACTGATCCTCCCCGAATGCGGGGAACTCGCCGTACACCTCAACCCGCGCCTCTATGGAGTCCTCACCATACTCGGCAATGATCTGGTTGTAAACCGCCTGATCCGTACCCTCTACCGTCCGAGCGTCAACAATGTGCCCTTTCCAGAACTCACGCTTACCGTGGAACGTCTCAAAAAAGTATCCCGTGTTCCTACGGGGGTTACTGAACGCCAACCAGTACCTATCCAGTATCTTCTCAGTAAAGAACCCTGCGGCCACGCTCCAAATGGCGTCAGGAATACCCGACGCTTCATCGAAAATCACCATAACGCCGTCGTGGTTATGGACACCCGCATACGAGTCAGGGTTCTCCTCGCTCCAGAGCTTACCCTCGGCGCCCCAGTAACGAGTGCCCTTCTTCAAGTCACGCTCGACCAACGAGGTCAACCACTGCGCGGGGTTTAAACTCGTCGCGTTAATCTCCCACCAGTGCGAATTGATCGACATCGTGACCCACTTGGTCAACTCACCCCATGTCACCTTACGCAACTGATTCTCGCTGTTAGCTGACACGATGACGCTGCTACCAATACGAGTGGTGAGCATCCAATCAATCAACCATGACACCAATGCCGATTTTCCGATCCCCCGACCCGACGTAACCGCCAACCGCAGCGCGTCCATGTCCACCTTACCCTGATTGACCTTAATGTGGTCAGCAATCTCACGCAACACTCGTCTTTGCCACTTCCGAGGGCCTTTGAACTTCTCCAGCGGCGTGTTAACCTGCCCCCAGGGGTAAGCAAACAGAACAAACGCTTCGGGGTCATCCTTGATCTGGGGCGACCAAAGCTGAGACATGAGCATCTGCTCCTCGTCAGGCGAATAAATCGGTTTCTGCATTAGTCGTTGTGCTCCAGTTTTAAGGGCGTTTCTGCCACGTCAATCACCTCTGCCTCAATCACACGAGATTTCGCCTGAGCCAGCGCATTTACAATACTGATGGCGCCGCCAAACTCCACGGTTTTCGTCTCGCCGTATTTTCTACGATTGTCGGCAGAAATGCGCCACTTTAGCGTGTTAACGACAAGAGTGGAGCGTGAAACGTCCTCCATACCCATCTCACCCATCGCGTGCTTGACCAGAAGATCGGCCCAGACCTCGGAGCGCAGCTCCTCGGACTCTCGAAGCTCCTCGTTACGAACGGGGTCTTTTTTAATCCATCTGCGAAATGCACCCACGTCCACGGCAATTGGGAGTTCTTCGACTGCTTTGGTCATGTTGTATCCCGCCGCGATCATATTAATGATTCGAGGGTAGACAGCTTCAAACCGCGCAACGTGCAGCTTTTTAGCCTCCGGCGAGAGATTCGGGGGAGCAGGGTCGGGATATGTCAGCCACTCTGGTAAGTTGTTGCCGCGAGTTAGCCCAACGGAATCAGATGTTGTTGTTTCCATAGTACATACGAGTTTATCACAGGTTGCTGCATTTTGACAGGGGTACGGTGATACTGGAGACACACTGGGTTTAAGGGTTAATTTGAAAAAATAAAAAATTGTTTCTGATGGGTGCCAAAACCAGACCCCAATGACTCCGGTCCTCCCTCCCCCTCATGAACCCGTGAACCCGTGAGTCAGTGGGTTAGTAGTCACTGACATCCGTGAGATTCCGGGGAATTCCACGGGATCATTAAGTTAGTGGTTACTAACATCCGTGAGATTCCGGGGAATTCCAATGGGTCAATGTTAGTGGTCACTAACATCCGTGAGATTCTGGGGAATTCCAATGGGTCAATGTTAGTAGTCACTAACATCCGTGAGATTCCGGGGAATTCCACGGGATCATTAAGTTAGTAGTCACTAACATCCGTGAGATTCTGGGGAATTCCACGGAATTTTGATAAAAAGAGTCGCGGAATCAGGAATCACGGGTTAATTATGCGAGAGTGTGACAATTGGGACAATTATTTCAAGGGTAATTTTTTTAACTTTCTAAATAGTACTTATTTTTCAAATTCTCAAAAGCAATTATGTTTTTTATTGTCACATTGTCACACTCTCGAAAAGAACCCAATTTATCAGCGATCCCGATAATACCCCTACTACTTGCAAGGTTTAACCCACTGGGTTACAATTGAACCGTTATCAACTAACCTAAAGGAAAAGAAAATGACTAACTGCAAACTAAAAGAAGGCGACCATGTATCTTTAACAAAGCACCGCCGTGCTGATATTGGATATGTACACCACGCCGATATTGACCCAGGCTCGCACAATAATTTATGCATACCAGCGGGGGCCGTGGGTGTTGTAGTACAAACGCGACTCCCTCGATTGGTGTATAAAAAGGGCGGATGTTGTTATTTTGCAAATGTGGATTTTGTAATAAACGGTCGAACCGTACGCGTGAGATGCACGCATGACAATCTGCGCCTGATTCGCCATAATACCCCTACTACTTGCAAGGTTTAACCCACTGGGTTACAATTGAACCGTTATCAACCAAACCAAAGAAAGAGAAAACCATGACTTACTATAAACACACTGAAGGCGGAATCGTCAACTGGACATTTGAACCATCAGGCGAGGGTTACACGCAGTTAACCAAAAAAGAGGGTAAACGCTTATATCGTGAACAAGCTATTCAAAAGCTATTGAAAATGCTACAGCCTGGGCAAGTTGTCTATACATCATGCGATCATGTCGCCCGTTCGGGTATGAGCCGTCATATTAAATGCCACATTATCCAAGATTCTGCAATTAAAGACATCACCTACTTGGTCTCTATCGTAATGGATGAGAGAACCGCCAAAAGCGGCGCTTTATTGATTGGCGGCTGTGGAATGGACATGGGTTTCCATGTCGTCTATACGTTAGGCGCGCTGCTATGGCCTAAAGGAACCCCTGCCCCACACGGTAAGCGCAACGGTGAGCCTGATAGTGACGGAGGCTATGCGCTAGTGCATAAATGGCTTTAATTCGTAATTGACTAACCAAAGGAAAATCATGGACATTTTAAGAAAATCAACCGCCGCCGCTCGGCTTGCCGGATACCGCGAAACCGCTGCACGGTATGCAAAGGGTCCCACCTCGCATTATTTCACTGGACGGACTTGGCGCGATTACCGATATAAGAAAATGCACGCATCGGTTGATTACGGTATCACCAAAGAAGGTGAGATTTACACACACGGCGAAGTTGATCAACTGCCTGGTTATCGTAGCGACTGCAAAGCGCATGAAATTGTATCGCTTCGTCATACTGGCTGGTTTTCTGACATTCACCAGGACACACTTATTCACGGTGTCGTTGCTGTCCTTCGCTTAGGTGAAAATGTACACGTCTGCGAAGGTTATCAAGAATCTAACAGCGGGTATTCATGTTTTGACTTGAAAGGGGCTACTAGACTATTTGCATATGAAGCGTATGACGAAAATGGAGAGGAAACCGAAGCCCTCACCGAAATAATACGCACCGCCGCTTTTTGCGCTGATCGTATGGCCGAGAGAGAAGCCGAGAATCAGCGAGACGCGGACGCCATTTATCAAGCTGAACAAAAATGTGAAGAACTGAAGGAGGAGATTGATCGAACCCGCGCGCAAGTTAGGACATTGATCAAGGAAATAAGGCAACACGGCGCCAGTTTTTCAGGCGCTATCTGTGAAACCCTTAGATCATCAATCCGTCAATCACTCCATAAAGTATCAAAAAAACGCGAGCGCATTGCCAAGCTAACCAGTGAACCCTGGATCATTGCTCATTAATTTAACTAACGAAAGCAACTAATCATGAAAACCACACTCAACAAAATCCGCTCTCACTCGCCTTGTGGGTGGAACCCTAAGCAATCACCCCTAACCGGTTTCTGCAAATTGCGAGCCTATCTTGGTGACGGGTTCGATCCTGACGAACCGTTCCCTCTATTGACCGTTTTGGAATCGAACGGCCTATATGATGCTCTGTGGTGCCTGCGAGCGGTTGATGGCTACG